ATGGAGAATAGTTCAGACAAAATGGAAGCAATTGAAGATGCAATTGCAAAAATTGAAAAAGCATTTGGAAAAGGTACATTAATGAAATTAGGGGAATGTTCGCGTATGAACGTAGAAACCTTCTCTTCCGGTTCTCTCGGCCTTGATATGGCATTAGGATGCGGCGGTGTTCCTAAAGGCAGGATTATAGAAGTCTATGGACCGGAGTCATCCGGTAAGACCACGGTTGCCCTGCACATGGTTGCCGAGGTACAGAAGAGGGGCGGGATTGCAGGCTTCATCGATGCCGAGCATGCCTTTGACCCAGTATATGCCAGGAATATCGGCGTGGATATTGACAACCTGTACATATCACAGCCAGATAATGGGGAGCAGGCTTTAGACATAGCAGAGAGACTAATATTATCCGGAGCCATGGATATTATCATTATCGATTCAGTGGCTGCATTGGTACCAAAGTCAGAGATTGATGGGGAAATGGGAGATGCCCACGTAGGCCTGCAGGCCAGGCTGATGTCGCAGGCACTCAGAAAATTGACTGCCATATTAAGCAGAAGTAATTGCACTATTGTATTCATTAATCAGCTCCGCGAAAAAGTGGCCACAAATTTCAGTGGTGGAAATAACGAGGTAACCACAGGGGGTAAGGCCCTTAAGTTCTATGCTTCTGTTCGGCTTGATATACGTAAGCAGAATATTCTGAAGCAAGGCACTGATATTGTTGGGAACCATGTTAAGGTACGTGTAGTAAAAAATAAGGTGGCGCCCCCGTTTAAAGAAGCTGAATTTGATATTCTATTTGGGGAAGGAATTTCAAAGGAAAGCGAAATGCTCGAGATAGGTGTAAAACTGGGAATCATCGATAAGAGCGGATCATGGTACTCCTACGGTCAAACAAAATTGGGACAAGGCTCCGATAATGCCCGGTTATTTTTAAAAGCTGATTCCGCACTTGCAAACGAAATACAGGAACATATCGTTAATATGGATGCTGACAAAAAGAAATTAGCATAATTAGGAAGGGGCCATCTTATGGGTAACATGTACAATGATAATGACCAAATAGATAGTTTGGGAATAATACTTAATGCAGTGGTTCCCATAGCCGCTAAACTGAGAAAAGGTGAGGAAACAACTGGTCAATGTCCTCGCTGTGGGAAAACTATGCGTGTATCTAAAAGCGGATACAATGGTCATGTATGGGCGGTCTGTGAAAAATGTGGTGTGTTGATATGTTCATAATACAATTGGGGCGGGTCCGGTCAATCCGGTTCCCGCCTCTTCCTTACTTTCCATGTCCATCCTGAATCCGTTTCCACACCTTCTCAAACTCATCTGGCGTCGGTTGCGGCACCTCGCCATCAGGGATATGGTCTTTGGCCCACTCAAACTCCTTCAGCAGTTCTTCTGGCGGTTCTTCTGGCGGCTTGTCTTCCTGTTTCCTTTCCATACCGTGTCCCTCCTTTATAAGGACATTGTACGCCTGTCCAGCGCAAATGGAGCATGGTAAATTATGGTATTTATTCTCCGTTCTTTTCATACAAAACCTCACATAATACCTTCCTTCATGCATATACTCATTTTAGAGTTTATAACTCTAAGGTACAATGTCGTTGGAGGTATGTCATGCATTATACAACGCGGATACGGTCACTGCGAGAGGACCATGAATATACACAGGCCTACATTGCCAGTATACTGCATGTGGGCCAGAGGACTTATGCAGATTACGAACTTGGTAAAACCAGAATACCACTTGAATCCATGATTAAGCTGGCGAAACACTATGATGTCAGCATGGATTATATATGTGGGTGCAGTGACATCAAGTCAAGCTTCCCCACAAAGTAGACGGCGAGGACCAATAATCCCCGCCTATTTTTTACTCCTCCATCCCCGGCCACCGCAGTGCCCCGTCCTTATCCGGCGTCAGTGTCACAGGCTCCGTAGCCATCTTACCGTCCGGCATCAGGTAATAGTAGTTGCCTCCACCGGCCTGCAGTCCCTGGACCATAGCCCCGTCCGCGCCCAGGTAATACCAGTCACCCTTGTACTGGTACCAGGTATTAACCACCATGTGTCCGGCTCCGTCAAACCAGTACCACTTACCGTCTGTATCCAGGTACCAGCTGTTGCGCACACAATCTCCTGTGTTGCCCAGGTAAAAGCTTCGGGATCCATCTTCGTTCTGTCTCCATCCTGATAATTTAGGTTCCTCCGGCTCCGTCACTGCATCATCCTGTATGTATCGTTTTACGGCCACCAGACCCTTACGCCAGCCCCCGGATGCCCAGGAGTTATACCGGCTCTTGCAGTAGGCCACCAGGTCCTTATAGGACGGCCTGCCGGAGCCATGGCCACAGATGATGCCATCGCCACAGTACATCTCCACATGGCCTATCCTGAGTGGCCTGGAAGCATCCGTGCCTGCAAACAGCAGCATGTCCCCCGGCCGGAGCCTGGACGTATCCGGGATGCCCTGGGCTATGTCCGCATCCACCGTGGTCAGCTTGGCTGAGTTGTACATCCCAGCCGTATTGGTGATGCCGAAGTCCTGGCCCGCCTCCTTGTAGGCATAGCAGATGGAACTGCTGCAGTCACTGTAGTAGTTGCCATCCCTGTATGTCTTATAGCAGTAGTCCCTCAGGGACTGGCTGTATATGTTGCGGCCTATAATCTCTGCGTACTTATCAATTACGGCCTGTCTCCTTAATAATGCTGTCATATCTTTCCTCCAATCAAAATAAGGCCCAGGGATATCCCCAGGCCTGCCTACATCGTTGCGATATCGCAACTAATCCCGGACAATATTCCCGGATGCATCCACATGCCAACCGGATGCGATCACAAACTTCCCGGTATCATCGTGATAGTCAATCCCGTGGTCCGGGCCATCATACTGGGATTTAAGGGTGTCGTATTCAGGCGTTCCCTTGGCAGCCGCAATCTTTGCCTCCAGGTCAGGAATCTCTGCAATGTTAACAGGTTTCCATGGTTCATTCGGTAATGGATAATTCATTGTGTACCTCGCTTTCTTGGTTGATTAATAGTTACGAGCATTATATTACTGCTGACCCTCTATCATCTGTTTAAATGCCTGGTGCAGGCCTGTACTTGCAAGACCGCTAAAGGCCCCGGCCAGAATGATATCCGGACTTACACCGCCCATAATCCAAATGTTAAGCGCCGCTCCCAGTAGGGCCACCAGGGTTGGGATGTACTTGTTATCCAGGTCCTTCACCCACTTCTTGGTTATGTATCCGGTCACCAGGCAGATTCCTACAATGACTGCCACCGTGTAGTTACTCAAAAACGATAAATCCATAATCCATTCCTCTCTTTCTACTTGTTCTATGCTAAGTTTTATTAATACAAATTCTTAAGTGCCTGCTCATGAAGGAAATCCTTTTGCTCATGCTTGATTGTCTGTGCATACTCCAGTGCAGCATGCATATCTCCGTTGCAGTGTGCGTCAGGAATCCGCTGGACAGCACGAGCCGTTGCTTCCCCCAGAGCAATTGAAGCGCTTACACTTTTAATGATGTATAGTTCATTCTTCTCGCGCGTGGCTTCGCGCTCATCAAGAAGCTGCTGCCTTGCCTCACGCTCTGTTTTGTCTTTTTCATCGCGTTTGTTTATTTCCCGTTGTATTAGCCAGAAACAGAACCCCGTGATTGCTGATGGTATGCACATGGCACCAACAAGCGCTGCGATACTGACACTTATATCCATGATTATCATATCCTTTCTTAGGTTTATCCATTAGGCCTGCGCCGTGTAATGCCTACATTATAACGCGGCCGCTCCTCGCCCCACCACCAATACCGCAGCCAGTCATCCAGCACTATCCCGGCCAATGACACCGGCAACCAGAGCAGGCAGTATTGTGGGCATATCTGCCCCAGGACGTTGCCCGGAAGGCCGCTGTAGTCCCATACCCCCCAACCCAGCCACAGGTTGACGATGCACCCGGTCAGGAACTCCAGCGCCGTCACGATGCAGGCGCCGGTTAGTATCTGCTGCCACAGGGGCATGTCCCAGGGCAGTACCTCATTGATTAGTCCCAACGCCACGAAACAGATGCCGCCCAGAAGGAACATCGTCCAATGGCTCCTGCCGCGCCAGGCCATCTCCAGGATTATGTACAACAGCCCTCCGGTAGCCAGCAGGGCTGTATACTTGTTAATCCTTCGGTATCTCATCTTCTGCCCCTCCTGCCATAGCGGCAATCTCCACCAGATACGCCTGCAGTACATCGGACTGATACTGCTCCGGCACATCGGCGCCGTAGAATATCTCGGCCACCTCATCCGTGGTCTGGCAGCCAGCAATCCACATGTTAAGTGCATTACAGTACGTGGTGTGATAGGACACATGCCACATGGCCGCCTGGATAATGGCCTGCATGTCTGCCGCGCTGTAATACCTGCAGGGCTGCCCATCGGCGTGGTACTCCAGCTGCGTTGCCCCGGCAGTTATCTGGCTCAGCTTGCCGAACAGGTTAAGCTGGTCCTCGATGGTCAGCGCATAATGCTCCACGCTGCCATCAGCCAACGCCACGTTGATACCGGCATAGATAAGCCGCTCACACTCCGCTGCCACCTCCCGGCGCTTGCCTACCTGCAGCTCCTCAAGTGTCGGGACATAAGGCTCCGGAGGCTCCCCTGGTCCATCCGGCGTCTCAGGCACCTGATACACGCTGCCATCATTGGACAGGTACACGGTCTGGCCATCGTCCCGATATACCGTGTCATACCCGGTCAGGGTTGCTGCCTCCGTGCCATCCTCGGTGTAGATGGCGATGTCTCCCCAGGAGATGGGCACGGGGCCGGCAAACACAATCTGCATGACATTGGGAGACATGGGGCGGATACCCTTAATCTCATACAGCGGCTCATCCTTTCCTATTCTGATTTTTTCCATGTTTTTACCTTCTTTCTGCATTTTTATGTATTATAAAAGGCCCTTGGAGGGCCTGAATTTTCGTTTTTGCTGTGTGTTATACCAATTTGACAGAGCGTTTTTCTGGTAAAGTATCCGATTGTAATTTCCTGACATATGGGAGAAGCGAGACAGTTGTCATTGGAATTTGGGATAACAATACACTTAACACACCATATAAACAGGCTGTTACTGGTTTTGGCAATGGGTTTATGATTGGCATGTCACTCGGAATAGAATGGTCTATTCAAATTGCCTTTGCAGTATCGGATACAAATATCTTTGTCCGCAGTTATACCCTTGCTGGCGTAGGATGGACTGGCTGGAGAGCTATATAATAGAAAAGGAAAAACAACCAGCATACCGCCCGGCACTACAGGGGTTAGCGATGATATCCGTATTATTTAAGTAATACGGCATGGATATCTCCTTGTTTTCCCAACTTTGAATGCGTCCATGTCTGACTATGGTCGCAGCTGGCAATCCGCTCACTATTAATGTGTTTATTACGGTGATCTCTTTTAAAGTGATATCAAAATCGACAAAACATGTACCATTGACAACCTTATATACCACAGTCCCGGCACTCACCCAATCTGTATTGATGGTTGCATTTCCGGAATACGGACTGACAATCCCATTTCCAATCAAATTGGTATTGCGCCCATCAGTATAAATATTCAGGCAAAACTCAGTTTTATGCATTTTCCCTAGTGTGTTCAATACCAATTTGAAGGAATATTACTCGCTAAAAGATGCCATTACAATACCTAAGGGTGCTGACTTAAATAGTTACACGGAATTTGGTAATTTTGTATGTTATAGTGCCGAAACAGCAGCCACATTGATTAATTGTCCTGCCTCTAAAGGTGGTTTTGTACTGCACGTAGAACGCTCTACCGGTGCCACTAATGGAGACTTTTTTAAACAGAAAATCATTTATAATACAAAGAGCTGCACGGAATTTTGGAGAACAAACGTAGGAGAAGCGGGTTGGGGGCCTTGGATATTCCCGCTTACAAATGCAGATATCCAATCCGGCGCCATTTCAATAACGCCGACAGGAATAAATAAACCTACCTATAAGCAGATAACATTCCCAATACCATATAGCGCTGCGCCAGCTATTGTTGTGAGCCCGATAACATCTGCCCCTAATTTAGTATCAGCATCTGTTTTGGACGTTACATCTACAGGGTGTAAGATATATCTAACAAGGTCAGATACCATCCAAGCCACATCAGTGATGTGGATAGCCATAAGAAAATAATCATTTTCGTATAACCGTATACCAAAGTGAAATATTAACAGCTGTGCTATTGAGGTTACGAGTATCAATGATTGTCTGGTTATTATTGCAATATATGGCTCCTACATTAGCCCAGGTTGACCCTCTAACTACAGCATAGAGACGATAATTAGTGCCTACATTATATCGACTTAGGTCAATAGTAATACGGCGTTCAGAATTAGCAGGGATGGAAAATGCATCGGTGTTTCCGTGTATTAAATCCGCATTTGTGATGTTAGAAAATGTCTCAGCCCACTTATTTTCAAAAGCATCAAAAACGCGCGTAAAAACTTTCCCATTGTTAAATTGCAAAAACGTTTGACGGGGATATGCATTGCCGGTTGACAAGTCTACTTTTAATATAAATGCTTTTGATATAGGACAGTTTTTTAATGTGGATGCAATAGTATTATCTATACATGCATAGTTACCTGGTACTCTATATGTATCTGCGAGCATGTCTGCACCAGAAGGGATTCTAGTGCCGCCAGATAAGCTATAATAACCTTCTAAATTGGTATAACGCCCTGAAGTCGTAAAATGTATCCTGCATAACAATTCCACGCAATTATAACTGTGCTCAACATTGCCTTTATACGTACAACAACTAAGCCTCCCGTCAGGCAGGCTTCAAAAAAAATCTATGTTATTTTAATCCTTATCCGGCAGCGTACATATCGTACTCATACTTCATCTTTCCGGCGCCGTTTTTGGCATAGATACGCGTTGTCTCAACACTGGCATGTCCCATTATGTCACACAGTGTCGGCAGCGGCATCCCTTTATTCAGGGCGCGTGTTGCAAACGTATGCCGTAGCAGATGAGGAAATACCCGTTTTCCCAGCCCTGCCCGTTTTGCAATCCTGCGTATTATGTTCTCCAGGGCATTCTTCTTTAGGCCTTGATGCGGCGCCCGGCTGGAAAGTATGACTGGACCGCTGCGCCGGTCACCTAAATACTGCTCCAGATACTCAAGCGCCCGCTCCGAAAAGAATACTATTCGTTCTTTCTGGCCTTTTCCGATTACCTTCACATATCCTGCCTGTAAATCCAGGTTGCCCAAATCCATATTAACCACTTCGGATACCCGGCACCCAGTGGCCAAGAACAGCTCCAGCACTGCATTATCGCGGATATTGGTACCACAAGCAATTCGCATCTTCTCCATTTCCCTTGGACTCAGTGCTTCCCTTATCTCTGCCACATACTTAATAGGGTCCACAGTTGCCATAGGATTACGTCTGATATATCCCCGGTCATGCAGAAATGCAAAGAAGGAACTGGCTATGCGCCGCTTATGGTCCTTTGTACTGGCACTAATCTGACGTACTTGTTCATAGTAGTTCAGGCATTCCACCACATCCTCCCCCGTAATCTCCTGTACCGGCTTCCCCACATACACCAGTAGGTCTGTCAGGAAGCGCTGATATTGATTGACTGTACTGGCCGAATAATTCTCAAACCGCATCTTCCCAATGAATATATCCAGCTCCGGGAAACTGATTACATTGGTGCTTAATCCAGTTTCCCTTTTGGCCACCTCGTAGTTCCGGAGCACCGCTGACAGTGCTCCATCAATCACCTGCAGCGCAGGCCGTTCCAATTCGTTGGACAGCCTGGCCATCAGTTCATCCTTTAATCTTACTTCATCCATTTAAATAGCCCCTTTCCTTATGATTCTATGGTACCTTAATCATAAGCCAGGGGGATTGGTTTGGGCAATTTTCTTTACTGTGCGCAATACCAATTTAGAGTTGAGTTCGACTACGGGAATAACAGCAATAGAAGACCCTGAGATAACAGGGGAGATATACTATCGTGTAAAAGCTGGTGTATGTTATATAAAATGCAATATCACTACGCAATCCACTTCCGTAAGGAACGGCGCAATCCTTTGTAACGGGCTGCCTAAGACCGCTGTAGGACAGAGCCGATACTGCTCGAATGGCCCAGGGACAATTGGTATAGGCGTCATCTACATTGATAATAATACAACTGCATTAAAGATTAATCTGTCTGGCCAGGCCGGAAACGGCTATACATCTTTTTCATACCCAATCTACCAGTAGAATAATCATTTAAAGCATTGCATACCATGTCCCTCCTGGAGTCAATAATGTAGTGTGGGCATTAGCAACCCTAAACGTAAAGCTGGTTTTACTTATATTAGCAACATATGGTGTAAGTAGACCATATTTTTCAGACTGACTGCTGGAACGCAGGCATACCATAACTTTCGGAATTGAGGAAAATGGCTTCGGAAAAATAATCTGAAAATCTGTCGTTTTACCAGGTACGCAATCACCAAGTGGTGTATTTCCGGCTTGTATATCAGCATTTGTGATTACGTCCGCTATATTCCAGATTCCATTACTATATGTCCCAAATCGAAAACGCCCATCACTGTTTATGAACATCCGATGCACAATGCCATCTGCTTTTACCAGGGATATACCTGAATTTCCATCCGCAAAACCTTGGATTTTAAGTAGACTATTTTCTAGTTCATCCTTTATACAAATAGATAATGGATAACCATTTGCTAAATTGGTATTGAGCACATTATAAAGGTCCATTAATACCTTTCCCTGGGCAGCCGATAACGGCAACTTTGCATTGTTCGTCACGCAGTTATTGACAATCTGCCCAATCAGGCAGACACCCGTCATCCAGCTCTTAGTATCCTCAAAAAATTTCTTGACCTTCCCCAGGAATGACTTCGGCTTCTCACCGGCCACCGGGACTGGGAAATCTGTGGTTATGTTATCCAGTGTCTTTACCGTCATCTCAGATATATCCCCACCGGAGGATTCCGCCTTCTTTTTCAGCGCTGCGTCTATCGCATCTGCGTTGTCATTGAAATCCTGTATATCAACCGGGTCCGTACCTTCCGGCTTTTTCAGATTATAATTAGGTGTTAACTGCATATCCTATGCCTCCTTTAATGTCCTTACGTCATCCCAGGTCATGTCCCCAAGACGGTTCCATATGTATGGTTTCAGTTCGTTCCATGTGGTATATCGGTACTCAAACCGGTAGGCCAGGTGCGCAGGCTTGATGTCCTCCAGCATGGAGACAAATGCCTGCATGTTCCTGGGTATCCCCTTGATGCCGATAAACCGGATAATAAAAAAGTGATTGGGGTTATCCTCAATCACCCTTACCTCCCCGCCTGAAAAGGCCGCGGCTGTATCCTCTATCATCTTCCGGGTTGTGGTCCCCTGGCCCCGGAACTTTGCCATGAGTATTTCCCGGCGCTGCTCATAGGTCAGGGACATGTTCGTGGCCACCCCCAGCATCTGCTCCCATCTGGACAGCCCCCAGGTGGCCGTCACGATATAGCATTGGTCAATCAGGTCCTCCAGGTCATGCTGCAGCTGCCCTACCTCATAGCCCTGTGTCCGGTATATCTCCGCCATTTCCCTGATTTCTGCCAGGAATGGCGGCGCATACCGCGCCAGGTCCACAAAATACTCCTCCGGGACAGTACTGCCTGAGCCCTCCTGGGCGTACTGGCTGCGGCCATATAATGTCTTCCCATACATGCCTTACACCCCCTTCAGGTCATTCCATGTCAGCGCCGGATTACTGCCGGCTGTCACATGGCCCTGCGCATTGACCGTGACGCTCCGGTAGGTCCCGGCCGTCACCCCGCTGCTTGGATGGCTATATTTCGTATCAGGCGGTGTCTGCCAGATTCCATCCGCCCTTAAATATTTTGTCTGCGCCCCTGCTGCTGGGGCCGGGACCAGACCAGTCCCGCCAGCGGCGCTTGAGGTGGCTGCCTTGAATACGGCATACGTGGTATTGTTATCTGTCCCCCACGCCGCAGTCCCATCAGCACTCCATCGTAGTATCTGCCCGCTGGACCCGCCGGAGGGGACGTGCTTATTCCCTGCCGTGGTGGGGTGCACATACTTATTGGCCCCCTCCGCAATCCCCGCCAGCTTATCTAACACGGCCTGGGTGATTTTGTCCAGTACCGTCTTATTCGCATGTGTGTGGTTCTGGCTGGTGTCCACATCCGCAGCAGTCAGGTAGCCGGAATCGTTCGTGAACTGTGACAGCTTTGTGGGCATGTCCGTAACCTGGCTTTTGGTATGGGTATGGGATGTCGGTGCCGCACCTGCCTGTGCAGCCGTCACACCATGAGGATTACTCTTATTTCCTACATGTGTATAAGCGACACTCCAATTGTCCAGCAACGTCTGGGTAATCTTATCTATCACTGTCTTATTACTATGCTCATGGCGCTTGTTATAGGCGTCTGTCCAGTTGTTCAGCAAAATCTCTGTCAGCTTGTCCAGCACGTTCTTGTTTCCATGGGTGTGCTTCTTACTGCTCACATCAGCAAGTTCTGCCCTCTCCTCATCCGTATAATCATTGCTGGAGAGCTGTTTCCCGGCAACCTTATCAACCTTCCCTCCCAGGGCGGTCATGATAGTGGTTGCAAAATTGGGGTCATTGCCCAGGGCGTCCGCAATCTCCCGGAAGGTATCCAATGTATCCGGCGCCGCGCCGATTAAATCCTCAATCTTTTTCAGGACTTCCGCTTTGGTGTATACCTGGTCTTTGGTATAACGGTTGCCCAGTTCCCGGTTTACGTCATCGACGTTGGCCTTTTTCTCCTCCAGTACAGTATCTGCGGCCCGTAAGGACTGTATTTCCAGGTTTACAGCGTCCGTATGCCCATCAATATTCTCCTGCAATACCCTTTCCGCTGCCTGTGCCCGGTTTGATTCAGTATTGATTGTGTCTGCATTTGCTTTCTCTGCGGCCTTCGCCCTGTCAGACTCAGCCTTAATAGACACGCTGTTTACCTGCTCAGCCTCCTTGGCCCTTTCTGCCTCTGTATTAATACGGCCATCCAGACGGTCCTCCTCCTGCGTGGCGCGGTTTGTTTCTGCCCGCAGGTCATCTGTTAATTTCTTTTCTGCCCCCAGAGCGCGGCTCTCTTCTGCGTTCAGCGCCTCCTGTGTTGCAACGATGGATTCCTGCACCCGGTTGATGTCATCCCCCTCAACGGTATCCCCGTCAGTCTCATAGCTGATGTAGACCACCGGCGCATCCGCATACACCCGGACTATCCGTTTCCAGGGTGCCAGGCTGGGCGTTGACAGGGTATATGTTTCCAGACGTTCCCCTGTCAGCTTCGGGCCGGTGAACACCGCGAAGGTAGCCTCATTGATGTTGTCATGCTGCAGCTCCGCCTCATACACACCATTGGTAAGGTGTATTTCCTCCTCCACGACATAGATGCTCCCATCAACCTTATTCAGCTTATCGTAAAAGGTACTTACAATCATCAGCCCACCTCCAGTGTGACCGTACCGGTCACCGCAATCTCATCCTCCATCAGGGCCACATTGCCGGATACGCCGTTAAGCAGCAGGTTGGAATAATCCTCCACGCCCTCAGTCCCCAGCAGCAGGTTCCCTACCCTGGCCAGGCTCACATAGGACAGGTCCAGGGCCTCATTGTGCAGGTAGTCTGTCAATGCCGCCTGGAATGCATTCTGGACAACCCCCAGGTTCATGCCTGCCTGCAGTTTGATTCCAGCCGACACATTGACAGCCTTCTCCACGACAGATGCCACGGTCACATCCGCGCCAATGGGGCGCAGCTCCTCGATATGCTCCCGTACCATCTCCAACAGGCCGGTACCGGCGGCGGACATGTTGGCGTCCGCTATGATGACCTTGACCGTCCCCGGTCCGCTGGACAGCGGGAAGACCTTGGCGGCCCCTACGCCCTCACACTCCATGGCCCAGTTGTAATAATCATACCGGTTGCCACTGGTGGAAGGCTTCTGTATTACATTCAACAGGCGTACCCTCAAAGCGTTGTCGCTTTCTTCTTCGGTGCCCGCCGAAAGAATTGTAGTTAACATTGCGGATGTCAGCCCTTGAGCATAGTCAATTGGGAGTAATTGTCCAGTATATGCATTTCCTATCTCCCCCTGCCTTTCACATTCCATGTCATATGTATGTGAGCCATCCAGGACTCCTATATATCCAACTGCCCTATATATGATGTGTTCTTCCTGTATTGCAGATACCCTAAAACCAATCGGGACCTGGACATTGAAAATACCCTGCTTATGTGCATAGGTAGCGGGCTTTCGTGTAATTCCATATGCTTCAGCAATACGGTCAAGGCTCTCACCCCCTGCTGTTCCTGCATAGACATTGTCCTGTAATCGCTGCACGTCCATATATACCCCTTCAAGATACCAACTTACTGGCCCAAGGGCTGTCTGGATGATGGAGCCTTCCCTTTTGTCCAAATCATCAGGCACCCTGGACAGCTGGTCTGATAATATATTTGCATACGTTTTTCCACTAAAATCTATCATACCGTTACCTCTGCCTGTATCGGGCCAAAAATTGTGCTTACATCAAAAACACATTGTAAGGCACCCTGTCCCTGGTCTGTAAAAACGAAATTTCCTACGGACAGTACTCTGCCATCTGTAGAAAATGCGTCCTCCACCCGCCTCGCAATCTCACTGGTTACATAATCATATTCTTCACCTATCAGTTCCTCTAATTCAACCCCAAAATTAGGACTGTATATCTGCCATCGGAACCGCTCCGTATTCAGGATGATGTCCACCGCCTGCCGCATGGCAGCAAGCCCGGAACCCATCCCACTAATCTGTCTGGATGACCAGTCAATCATGAATGTATTTGTAGGTCTGTCTACATACTTTAATGAAGTGTCCAGCCCTACCCCCTCCGGTAATGTTGCCATATCGTGCCTCCTTATACCTTTGATAGAATAATATATCTGTTCCCGCGTGAAACTCTAAGCATGACCACCTTATCGCCTACGGCCAGCCCCTCATTAATCACAACAGTACCACCGCCTCCCCCCTGTACCTTGGCTGACCTGGATTTCACATTTTCTGTCAGAACCAATGCCACATCCGGAATCGGAAGCATTGTATCATCCAGCTTGACGGTTAATGGTGAAATGGACGAGACAGTACCATACGCTATATCAGCAGGCTTATTGGCCTTTGCATTATCCTGCGCAATCATATTCAACACGTCAATCAATTCAGACAATATTTATCCCTCCCAGCTGTTGGAAATCCTTAAACTCGATACTCATGACATGGTCATCTGCCTCAAAGCTGTGTACAACCTTTTCGGTCAGTACCAGCCTGGACATGGATAAATCCTGAATCCTACTTATCCGGACAGGTACTATGGTCCCTGCCCGGATACCCGGAACCCCAATAACATCATCCATGGTCAACGTCTGCACTACACGGTTATAATACTGGAGATACTGTTGGCACATCTGGTCAATCTGGGCCTCGTTCAGGTTTTCATCCACCTCATCGTAATACTGGAGCAGTCCCCATTTGGATATGGTTTCCGAATCCTCATAGATGTAGGTATCTGCCTTCCCAGTCTCGCTATTTGGCCGTACCAGCTTCACTCGGTTATATGTATCAGAATCAATATCCCGGCTGTAGGTATATTCCGTTGCCAGGCTTCTATCCCCTACTACGGTTGTGACGAACATGTCCTTTGCTTCAACCAATGTCAATGCTCCAGAATTATCATAAAAATTATATATCTTTCCTGTTTGGATGATTGTCTCAGACAATGCACCATAAATGATATCCAGGCATGATTCATTTTCCTTGATAAGGCAGGGGAAGGGATATCCTGTATCCACCATTTTCCCAACTGTCAATCCGAAATCAGCCGCAATCTGTTGGATAATCTGTGCCAAGGTCATATTGACGAAAGTATAACTTGCATTTGCCTTCAGGTATCGCAACTGGTCATATGCGGTGTACTCTGATTCCCCCAATTGATTCTCTGTAATTGTAAATACATATCCCTTGAACATCCTTATCCCATCTACCATAAGTTCCACCGAACTTCCTTCCGCAATCAAAGGAGCATCAACACACGAAAACACCAGCTTGGCAGGAGAATCAAAACGGTTTGTGGTAAGTTCGGCTGATTCAATGATGTTTGCATATTCCATAATTGTGGTCTGTGTGGCCCCACCAGGGGCAGGACCAACGGTCTGGACCTGCAAAGAAAAACTATCCATCGTATCACCCCGTTATCTGCAGCTGGTCTGCGGACAGCCAGCCATATGAGCCAATATGCACCGGATAGGGATTGCCTTCAACTATCCGCGTCACAGTCGTGCTTAAGTTATTTGCGGTACCATAAGGTTTTGCCCCATAACTGTCACTCCAATACTTGCCATTGGCAATACAGGGGGCACCTACCCGCAATACTGGTGTTTCCACCTCCCGCGTTACCTCGGTAGTAGCTTCCGGAACGTCAGCAAGTGGTGTGGCAGGCGTGGTAATGATTGACACCACCTCCGGCTCATAGTTCCTATACTCGGTCAGTTCCACCTCATAATAGATGTCATTCGGTTCACCGCCCTTATCCTTTGTCTTAAAATCGCTGATGATGCATCGGATATTGGTGTCATAAAGTCCTGAACGGGATATGATTAGACGGCATTTTTGCTTCTTCTTTAATGCCTTCTCAAAATATTCAACGTAGCCATCTGGGCTCTTTGCATTACCATTGACATATGGGTCATCTAAGGAGCCAGGAAAGAAGCTTTCCCAGGAAACCACCTTTAGCGATGGCTTCCTGGGAACCACTATCTCACCAATCCCAATCACGGAATATGTCTTGTGGTCGGTTGGGTACTTGATTTCTATCTCTTCTGGATTTACAGGCAGTTTTACCTTCCGGCTTCCAAATTTTATATATATGGAGCAGCCATTTTTGATTTTTGCCATGGTGTGTATACTCCTATCTATCCATGTGATACCGATGTATGCGCCGCGGCCTGCTGGATGAGCAATACCTTAAGCTTGTCCGCGATATCTTTTGATGTCAGGTTTTTTGCAGCGGATTCCGGTATGGATACCGATATCTGTGGTGCCAGGGTTTGAAGTTCTACATTGTTCATATATCTCCGTTCAGCTAGGTCACGGTACAGTTTTATATCCTCATCAGATAGGTTGACATCTCCATCTATCTTTTTTACCCGGCCTACATCCCCTACATTTAAATCACCAGCTTCAGGGATGGATGACGTGTCAAACCCGCCAAATGTATCTGCAAGCGAGTCAAGACTGATATCCATATTATCCAGCTTAGAGCCTAAATCAGCACCATAGTTTCCCCATTCAGCTGCAGTTGCACCTACATCCAGGTTTGCCATACGCTTAATTTGGATGGCATTTTCCCCAAATGTGTTGTCCACCCAGCTACTAAGGTTATCCCGGAATCCTGAAACGGCTCCCTGCAGGTTACTCCCTGTCAAGGCATCAATGGCGCCTGCAACAGTCTCCACCATGCTTAGAATAGCATCCAAGGCATCTGCAAACAGATGCGCGATTGCAGCTACTGGGTCATTAAATACATTAGCACAAAACTCAGCAAATGATGCAATGACATTCCAAAGCGTGGCAAATACATTGTATCCAACCGCATAAATCGTGCCGAATACCTGCCCTACCAATCCACCTACTTCCTGCATCCCAAAACCAAATTGTTGGGCCGCTATTAATGCGCCTGCCAGGATTGCTATATACAAAAGAACTGGCCAGTTTGCTGCCATCCACGCTTTTGCGGATGCAAGTGCTCCGGCTACACTAAACCCTGACGCCAGTATTGCCTGAATTTTCATTAATGCAAAAGCATACCCAATGGCAGCCAGAACCGGAATAATGAAATCCAGGTTGTTCGATACCCAAAGTGCCCCCTTCCCAATAATGCTCAAGGCCCCAACACCAATTTTGGCTGCCAGGGAAAAGAGATTAATTAACCTTGTCATTGCCAGCTGTGCCTCATCTGTCTGAAGATACTTGTTCCACCCTTCAAAGCTATCCTGTAGGCTCTTCTGGATTTCATTCTTTCCCACTGTAAAAGCCTGGCTTAATGTCATGGGCATATCCCTGAAATTTTTTTCAATATCATCTGTGGCCTTTAACATTGCATTTTTTACAATTTCAGCAGTGATGGCCCCATCTGAAGCCAGTTCCCTTATCTCTCCCACGCTCACCCCTAGATAGTCTGCAATCGTGCGGATTATGTTTGGGGCTGACTCGAACACTGCGTTTAATTCCTCACCGCGGAGCACTCCGGATCCCAGTGCCTGTGTAAGCTGCAGGGAGGCGGAAGCAATTTCCTGCTGGCTTGCCCCGGCAATGATGAACTGTTTGTTCAGGTTCTCCGTAAACTGGATAAGCTCTGCATTATTGGAAAATGCTTCCTTTGCGTTTTGTCCTATTTTTGTAATAACATTTGCGGTATCCAGATAGGAGGTCCGTGTTCTCTGGGCTGATGCAAAAATCATGTCCTGGAGTGTTTCCGTGGATTGGAGTCCATCGTTTATCAGGTCCAATTTCGCATTAACCTGGGATTGCGCATCAGCAGTTGACAAAAACATCTTTGTAAGGACCATGGCCCCTGTAGCTGCTGCAATTTTTTTTATCGTTGACAGTAGTCCTTTGGCTGATTTATTAGTATTTTCAATTTCTGCTGTATGTTGCCTTTGATTGCTTATGGCCTTAAGTAATTCCTGGTTCTCCTGCTGTATCTGTACTCCAAGCTGACGGATACTCCCGATTACCGCACCAGAGGAACGTCCCATCGCCCGGCTAAGGTTCTGGTCCAGCATATAAGCTGACTGGTTTGCCTGAGTAAGCAACTGATTCGTCTTCTGGACAGCACTGCCTACATCCTGCACCGCGGCTACCGTGGCCCCAGAATTTTTGTTAAACAGATTGGTTACACTTTGGTCTAATGTGACAATACGGTTTAATGCGCGGTTTCCTGCAGCTTCAAATGTATTGAAGGTGGAGGAAAAGTTATCTGTTAAAACGAAAGTTTCGTTAATCACACCCATTACTTAACCTTCACCTCCTTAGCTTCTTTCTTTATCAACTCCCACATAAAAAGTTTCTCTTTGAGGCTTTTATTAAGAACTTCCGTGGGGTACACACCATGCTGACAAAGCATGTATTGGCATAACCTTGAATCCAGTGTGTCCCCAGCGGCTAGTTTTTTGCTTCTTCCTCTGCTTCATTAAGTTCATCATCAGTTGATACGAAACCATTAAAGTTATTGATTTCCCGGACGAGCTTCCCATATTCCCCAGAAGAGAGCATTCTTCCAGGTACATCCAGTGGGTCTGCTGTCTTATAGTAATCGCACAATTCCGAATCCTTAAAATTAGGAGACACGACACAGGCATCCACCAGAAGCTTCCCGTATTTCACGTTATCCAATTCCCGGACAACCTGTCCGTTGATTTTCTCCCTCTTGGTTGCCTTTGTGGTAAGCTTATTATTGGTTTCCTGGTCAATAATCCTAATCACGAAAGGTACAACATTCCCATCCTCGTCCTTGAACCGTTCGGAAATAATCACCTCTTTAGTCTCATTCATGATTGGTGGCTGTAAAAAAGCTTTAATATTTGACATGTTATCATCCTCCTAATTGTGTTGGGTCATTAAACCAGTTCAGGACCTCAATCCCTGTGAATGAGAATCCCACTTCCATCTCCAGAAAATCCGCATCTGCATCCAACATGGCCACAGGAAGCTTCTGAAGCTTCACATTGTAGAATACCACTGTCTGGGTCCCTACACTGGTTGTCGGGTCATCATTGGTTATCTGGATAGTAAAATATGGCAGCTTCCCGGTCCTTAAATACTCCTGCAGGAGCCTTAAGAAATATGGACTCCCATAATAAATCGTCATGGACCCACTTAGGGAAACCCCGGTTGTTTTCTTCTGTACCAGGGTCGTCCCCACTACCTTAAAATCACTCTCCTGAAATTCTGCATCAGACTGGAACTTCTTCAGCCCAAACATCTCATGGTTTTCCCCATCAATGGTCATGAATCCATTCCCGGATTTGCCATTAAGGGCATCACGTTCTAATAGAAACATTTATTTTCTACCTCCTTATTGCGTGGCAGTGTTTACGGATACCGTCACTATCATGTAAATCTTCTCTATACTGTCCACTGGCTGGATGGCAACATCAATCCGCACGGAGTCAACACTGTTTCCTTCTCTCACCTGTACATCATCTGCAACAAAGTTCTGGATACCGTTGCCAGCCTGTATCTCATTCAGATAGCCTACAATCCATCCCTTCATAAGATTTCTCCCGGTTTCAGTATTATCAGTCTTTCCGATATAATATAAACTGAACTGTTTATATACATCATTACAGAACTGATTAAGTACCCGCATTACCCGGTTCTTGGAAAATTCCTGACCTTTGTCCACACTGTAGGATGTCAGTGTATTGATATCTGTGCATACCTTGACGGAACCAAAAGTGTCAATGAACACAATCTCACCAGACTGTATGGCTGCTGTTATCTGCCCATCTGTCAGTTTCGGGTTAGCCTCAACCGCATCCGGATATTGTGCATACGTCAGAGACTGGTTATATCTTGCACCTGCCTCTGCACCTCCCAACCACCATGTGGCCTGCTGTGCAGTCAGTACCGTACCATCTGACAGCTTGACCCCATTGTTTACGGATATCACCCACTCGCTGTTTACTGTATGTGCATTAGCCATTACAGCCTGGCATTTCTGACCAATGCTGTTAGACACACGTTTTACAAACGCCGCAATCGCCTGTATGGCGGTATCATCAGTGCCATCATAGACCAATATATCAAACCGATATGGTTCAATGGCCGTCAAAAACGCTGCATAATCAGATGATGATATGGCCGGGTCGGTTCCTCCTGCTAATATGACCCCAGCCGTTTCTGTGATGTCAGCCCCGGTTCCATCAAATGTCACCCATGCGTTTTCTTTCAGGTCATCCAACTTTTTGATAGTCTGCTCATCAACTATGGTCCCGTCTATCACCGTACTGACATCAAATGCCCCAGCATGGTCTGCCTGTTCCTGCACGATGATGGAGATATCATTTCCCCTGATACCTTCATACAGCGCCGTGATGGTCAATGCTCCAGATGTGACCGTTGCCTTCTTACCTCCACTTCCTTTTGGCCTGTAAAGCAGGATTTTGATAGGCCCTGTGCTGACATCGCTTCCTTTCATCATTTCTCGCAAAAACAAGGCCTTAGGACTTGTGATATCATAACCGATATATGGCCTTAAATCTTCGCCAGGCAATATTTCCTTAATGGTCTCCGTAGGTCCCCAGGAAAGCGGCTCTGCGATTACCACAATGCCTTTATCCCCAACATTGGTATTGATGTTGCCTTTGGACTTGACATTGATATATACACCGGGCTGCACTTTGTTCTGGTTTGTCCATGTACCTCCTGCCATGTCTACTTACCTCCTTTCAAAACTTTGTCGAGGGCCGCCCTCGCGTCCTCTATGGTGTATTCCGGCTCCTGCAGGATTGCCCTGGCAAAATCCGGTTGATATCCTGACAGGACCTTACTATGCAGTAATTTGTCGGTCGGATATTTCTTCAGCTTCTTCTGTTGCGATATCGCAATAGAGCCTTTAATTTTATTTGATGCTGGCATTGTTTTCCTCCATTATCTGCATCAGTTCATTGTTTCTTGGAGCGCTTACCCGTTGCCGGATATGGAATTGATAATGCATTTCATCATCTTCTGTCTGCCATTGCCGCTCAAAGGTACGTATCTTGGCTGTCCTTCCACTACTGTCTACATAATCAAACAGTTCCAGCGTCCCATCCAGGTACTCTGCTATGGCCTGTATCTCCGCATTTCCATTTACGATATTACGTTGCTGCACAAACACGATATCAACACCCAGGTCACGCAGGAACCTATCATTCATATGTTTTTCAATTTTAGAGGGCATGAAAAAAATAAAAAAGCAAGGGTGGTCTGTCCCCTGCTGGTTTGGGCTGGCATATACCGGATAATCCGGATACCGTGCTGTAAGTACTCCGGCCAGGCTGTTTATGATGTTCTCCAACGTGAATATCATTTGAATGCCTCCCTCACACGCTTTCCCAGTTCCATACGGACCACATCGCGGTATTTTCCGATGGCCGCTTCTTTCATGTATTTTCCCTCCACATACTTAGTCCTGGTTCCAACGGTAATTCCGCCCATGGATGGATTTACCTTTTCCAGCATATTTCCGTTAATTATCAATCCTGGTACAAAATGCTGGTCCATCCGATGTCCATCATTAACATAGGATGCGTGCTGCATGTTATTAGCCAACGTTGTCCTCACGCTAACACCTGTGATGACTGGTTTCGTCACACTGTCCGTTGACCAATGCTGTGCCAATCCCCCAGAACGCGTCCCTGTCCCGGATATACTCACGCCTCCATTGGGCGGTGTCTTTTCCGTAGCACTTTCCACCGCTGCTATGGTTGCCCCCTCTGCGACTTCCACCATAATCCTCGGCACATCTTGCCCTGCCTTGTGCAGTTCTTCCAGTCGCTTACGCATCTGACTTCCAAAGCTTGACATCCCATCACCTCACGATCTCATCCTTGAGCAATCCAACTGCCTGATGCTCCAGGCCTGTAAGCGCCCCTCCTACCGGGTCATAATATCTTTGCGGCCCGCCAGCGAAATACCGTTCCGCCTGGTTTGTGTACCCCAGGTTACCGCCACGGACAATCATCAACTCATCACCGGCCTGGATGTCCACTGACAGGTCACACGCCATCTTCTCCGTGGACCGTTCCGTTGCGGCTGTCCCTCCCATGACAGGACCATCCCGCTTAGAACTGTATACCCTGCACGGGATGGGGTCCGTATTCTGCTTCTGACGCGCCTGTTTCGTTATATTCCCGTCTTTAACCGGTACTACACGGTATATGTCAACCGTATCCGTATACCATCCTCCAAATATCGGATTATCAAATAACATACATTCCCCCCATCCCAATCATACGCGCCATGGAAATAAGCTGCTGTCCGTACTGTGTCGCATTCCAACTTCCCCATTTTGCCATGGATAACGTTATGGCCTCATTATCGTACTTTATGGATGTATCCCCCATGGACGCCTCACTGATGAGGCCCGTCTGCTGACCACTTCCGGCTGCCTGTGCTGCCGTGGCAGAGCCATCTGAATAAGTCTTTAGGTATAGGGCGCTGAAATGTGCCACATACAGTCCTGCTGCATATCTCCATGTTTCAAAGTAACGGCTTGGAAGGATTGACCGGTTTGCATTCCCAATAAAGATACCAAGGATTCCTTCTGGTACCAGGGGTTCCCTTGGTTTCATCCCAGCTTTTGAAAACTGGGGGAAATCCTCCAGGAACATTTCCACGGTGTAAGTACCGGTTTCACCATTTGCTGGTATATTAGCCGCTGTAGCTATCACTCCGTTAAATTGCGCTCCATCCATGCCGGTACCTCCTTATGATTTGTCTTTGCCTCTCCTACCCGTTTGTTCCTTGGTTTCTTCCGGGCGGATATCATATTCCTCTGCCCTCTCTTCTGCAACCGCATCCGCTGCTTCCAGTTCCTTATCCGCTGTATTATCCGGCGTGGCGATGGAGCCGTCCTGGATGGCTGCCTGTACCAGCCAGTGCCTTGCAGCCCAATCAGGGATGTTGCCAATAAAGTCACGGGCGATGACCAGCTTCTGGTCCCCCTCGCGAATTTCAAAACACTTCTTACTGTTGATAAACATAGACTTCCTCCTTAAATCCCATCCACATAACGCATGATGTTCTCATAATACATCTGCACCTCGGATATATTTGCCATGTATGCAGTGTCATAGCACACATTCTCCGCACTCGCCTGGGTCATGACACGGCTTAATGGGGCCAACTCATCCGTTGCCACGAACCGTTCTTTATTGAGATACACGACCATACGGTCCTTTCCTCCCGTACCTGCCCCCTTACACCAGGAGCACCCGCCGATATACAGGTCGCTACCATTGGTCTTAGCTACATTGTTGTCCAGAAGGAACTGCAGTATGGTCTTTTCCGCCAGTTCTGATACCCTGGTGGTAGCCAGGTAATTGAACTGTTCGTAAGGCATGATTATATGGTTTGGGATGGCATCCCTATCATATTCAGCAGCACCCCATACGGCGAGGATGGCATCATTAATATCCTTCAGAATCTGGTCTGGCATCTTGGTGTTAAATGCAGTCCCACTGGATGTGCCTGTCGCTGCAGCACTTGCTATAGTGACGTTTGGGTTGTTAATAAGTCCTGTGGAACCGTACCGTTTAATACCTACATACACATTTGCATCCATATGCTTGTCATAGGTCATACGGATGCCGTCCCGCAGGATACTCTCAAGGCTACGCCCAGTCAGCTTCTCACGCTGCATGTCCACCCACATGACCCTCATACCAATGGAAAAAATGTGGGTCTTGAACAGGCCTTTATCGAAATTGGCCTGTACCATCGGAATGCCATTGGCGCCGCCTGCATGTACCGGACCGTCATCACTACCACCTGTCACACCATACTCCACGTTCATTGCGCTGATGAACTCTGCCCATCCGCCGCCAACCCTCATTGGGATATCACGACCATAGGTGAAGCTGGTAAGTGGCTGACGGACAGTGTTGTCCCGTTTTTCTAGTTCAGACTGCAGGAAGGCACCGCCATTAGCAATGGCAGCAGCATCCATGGTCTGATATTTATGTGGTGCTGCCGCTCCGGTCGGAGAGGATGTCACCACACCTGCGTCAAAAGTTCCCATGTTCTTGAATTTCATGTCTCATTCCTCCTTATGCTCTGTTGCAGGACATAATCCTGATTTCCGCCACGCCGTTTGCATCCTTCTCACCATGCCACTCGCAGTTGGTCAATTCCACCGTCTTCCCCTCATCTGCAGATGCCTCAAAGCCTCCGACAATACCAGTTGGGATTGTATCATTGGCCACAGTCCGGATATACACCTTTCCACCCAGTTTCGGCGTCCCTACGTTGCACAGCACGTTGATGCATCCGCGCTTGAATACGCTCACTGCCTCATCCGGCCTATATTCCCCAGCGGACTGCGAAAGATAGGAGGTCGCGCTCTTAAACTCCCTGGAGGCAATACCAACAAAATCAGCTGCCTTACTGCTCTCCCCAAAGGCAACCACTTTACTGTCTGCATCGTATACCAAGGGAAGTCCGAATGTTACCGCATTGTCCCCTCCCAGCGGATGGGTATCCACTATCATATCCGGCTGTCTGGCATAATCACCTGCATATCCATGTGTCATGTTCTTCCCAATAACCTGTCCTTTCATTACTTCGTACCTCCATTCTGTTTGTGTGGGTTCATGGCATCGTATGAGGCCTGATAAGCCTCAAGGTCTGCCTGAGGATTCCTATCCGTCACTTTCGCTGCATTCTTCTGGGCGGTCTGTGCAATCTTTGCAATGTCGCTCACCTTTTCCTTATCAGTCAAGCAGGAAACCAGGGAATCCGTGACTGATTTTCTGGTAGCCTCATCCTTAATTCCCGCAATCACCGGACGGAGTTGCTTGACTACCGCTGCCATCACGGCCCTGTCGGCAGCACATGCTGATTTATCCAGTTCTTCTGCCGGAACTACTTTCGCCTCAGTTGTTGGCGCCGATGGCTCCCCTCCTTCCCCCGTCAGTTCCTTTACCAGGCTGTCCAGCGGGTCTTCGGCCGGCTTCCCGGTAGGGGCACCGTTCTTTTCTCCTATGATTTCCTTAATCATATCCATCAGCATGTCCATTTTCCCGTCAAGACTGGCTGAATCCTGCGCGCCTTCCTTTGGCGGCTCCTCCTTGGCTGCAGATGCAGCAGGGGGTTCCTGGGCTGTCATATCCTCATCCATTGCCGCGGCTGCATCTACTGCCATCGTTTCCAGCTCTTCCGGTGATGCATCCTTAGCCGCCTGGGCAAACCACTTGAAAAATAAACTGTTCTTCTTCATCTTCCCATTCCTTTCCGACCTTTTCACGGCCTCTACCTTTTTCTTTGAATCTAAAATCGCAACATGCTTCCCGGCCCTTCCCCGTGTCACCACGGCGATATGGTTCCCCCGGATATCATACTGCGAATAGGTCCCATCCTCATTTTCTGTGTAGCTGCACTCATATCCACAGCTGATTTCCCGTTTACCGCCCTGAACCGCCCGGATTAATTCCTCATCCTGGATGTGCAGGTCCGCTATCACATGTCCTTCCCATTCCCCTTCTCCCTTCCGGATATTCTGGGCATGTCCTCTGGCGTACTGGATACAGTTATCCGGCGTGAGAAGTTCCGGCGGGTGTTCATCCGTTACCGGCTTCCCCTCAAAGCTGGACAGTGCCGCTTCAGAGAATACCTCATCTGGAGAGCGGCACACTGTTACCATCTTTGAGTTGCTCCCATCCGGCTTCAGTTCGCTTTCCAGGTACTCCATTTCCCCTGTCCGGGCAATGGGCACATTGCGGCAAATTAAGGTTCTATACTGAATGTTGGGGTGTGCTGAAAAGCACACTTCCAACATTCTTTTCGT